AAGGTTTAACAAAATAAAGGGGCTTTCGCCCCCTTATCTATTCCACCACCCTGATCGTTCTGATCTTGCCGGGCGTGTGTGTTAGGATGCCATCCTCGATCAGCTTGTCTAGCTGAAACCTGACGGCAGTTCTTGATCGCCCCACAGCATAGGCTATTTCGTTCACTGTGGGGCCGTAGCCGTTGTAATGGTGGTAAGCGGCCACCGCGTTTACAATCGGCTTCCACGAGCTTTCTCGGCGTTGTCCAGCCATCAGTCAATCTCCTTCAGCGTTAATGTTTTTTGGCGCATGACAGTCTCAGGCTTTGCTGGGACAATCTTCTCAGGCTGGGCGCGCATCTTGCGTGTCGGCCACTTGACTTGCACCCGGCGATTGCCGACAGTCGCAAAGGCCGTGTCGTGGCTGCCCATCAAATCCATAATAGATGCTGTGGCAATGTCGATCTCGCGCTCGGCCATTGCCTTATTGGCCTTGGCTGTCATCAGGTGATCAACCCACTCAGCCCCATCGTCAGTCAACTCGACCGGCGGTGCGTCTGCATCGACCCTGCCATACGCAGCCACCCCATCAGCGGGTGACACGACCGGATATTTGTCCATATTTTTTCGGCGATTTTCAAAATCAATAACCGCCTCGCGGATGCGGCGCTGCACAACCTCATCAGCTTGATAAACAAACAGGCGCAGCGTTGTGCTTTGGTACAGCACGGCAACGCATCCCCACTTGTAGCCGGTACACATCATCTGTGCCTGCAATTGCAGTGGGCCTCTGTGCGGTGCCGGTATTTCCTCTGGCCGTGCTGACGTTAACTTGGCCTCAAGAACGCCGATGCCCTCGATGTCAATAGCGCCACCCTGCGGCACATAGATGCCCTTGTCCCAGTTGGCAATGACTGAACCCTTGCCAACGCCAGTGCCGTCGAGGCTGGCCGCAAGCGGCAAGAAATCGTGTTGGTATGGCACGGTGATGTCTAGCTCGGCGTTGGTTAGGCCAAGCCTATCAACAGCCTTTTGCAATATGAACGGCTCAAAGTAATCGCCCAGTTCCATAGGCTCATTTTGAGGTATCCACTTTGGCGGGTTGCCCTCGTCAATGCTGATCATTGCCTCAAGTAATTCATTCTGAGTTTCCCACGGTGATGCGTTTAACAGCGCAGCCGTTTTACTGGCTGAAAGCTGATTATCCGGTGTAAGTTTTCCGACCATTATACTGTCTCCCATTTGTTAGATTTGCGCAGGTTTTCTTCAGCCGTGATTACCTGCAAATTCCACGGCACATGAAGGCCACAAATGTTTTCGCCTTGAAGCGGTATGATGTGGTCAACGTGAAAAGCAACACGCCCAGCTATTTTGTTTCTTTTCTTCATTTCCTTATATATGGGCTTCATCTCTTCAATATTTATCCAAGGCGGTTGAGCCTTTTTCTTTAATACACGCCGCGCCGCTTGATACACATTTTGATATTCTAAATATCTTTCTTTGTTTTTTTGTTGATATTCCCTAACTCTTGCTCTGTTCCTTTCCAAATTTTCCTTTGCATATCTTTTATTATAGATTTCTCTATATTTTTCTGATGAACGAAATGATGCGTACTTATTGCAACAGCCATTAAAAGGAGATTTTTCTTTTTCACAAATCACACAAGTTCCGTTGACTGCCCACTTGCTCGCAATATGTCCATTTTTACAAGGCTGGCCAGTGAAATAAGTTGTTTGCCCAGATAATTTGGCTTGTTTTCTGGTCATTAAAAATTGCTGCAAATGATCAGGCACATTTATTTTCACAGGTCTTTTTCTTTCGCCCCAATATCTGTCGTTGTAACACTCGACACAATTCCCGCCTGATACAGTCTTTTCAGACACATGACCGTGCTTGCAAGGTTTGCCGGTAAAGTAACGAGGCAGGCCAAGCTGCTTTGCCTCTTTGCGTGTGATTATCTCCATCAGTTTGCACCCCCAAAGCGAGCCATCAAATACCAGAAGTTCCAGTCTGTGATGGCGTTGGTGAAAAAAGTAATTACAAATGCTGTAACAAACAGCATACCAATAGTGTCTTTAACCATTAGTTTGCTCCCATTAGATTGCGCACGCTGGATGCGTGCCAGTTACCACCGAGTGCGGTGGGGATGCCAGCTTCATTAAGCTTGGCGGCGATGGTGCGTAGTGAGGCGCCAGCCTCGCGCAGCACCGAGACGATAGGCAAAGCCTGCTTGGCAACGACATTGGTGCGCGCAACGCGCTTGGCCGCTGACGCACGGCCAGCAGCGGCAGGGTTAGGCGAGCCAAGCTTGACGCCGCGAGCCTTGGCAGCAGCCAGCGCGGCCTTGGTGCGCTCGGAGATCTTGCGGCCTTCCCACTCAGCGAACACAGCGGCCATTTGCAAGAAGGTGCGATCAGCTTCTGGCATGTCAGCACAAAGGATCGGCACGTTGGCTTCAAGCAAGCCGGTGATAAAGTGGACGTTACGCGCCAGCCGGTCAAGTTTGGCAATCAACAGTGTCGCGCCAGTGCGCTTGGCCTCTGCTAGTGCGGCGGCAAGCTGTGGGCGTTGGTTGTTCTTTCCGCTTTCAACTTCAGTGTACTCAGCGGTAATGTCGTAACCGGCAACGGCTGCGCGTTGTGCCTCAAGGCCAAGGCCGGACTGGCCCTGACGCTGAGTTGATACGCGATAATAAGCAATGTACTGGGTCATTATGCTGCCCCCCGGATAAGTGCCTTAACGGCGTCAACGCCAGCTTGCCAATCGTGACCGTGACCACCCATATAAACTAAACCAAGATTGCGGCCACCATCAATTTTGACATTGTAAAAGTATTGCAGCACACCAGCAGTAATAATGAAATTTTTGCCGTTGTGCGACACTGATGTGCCGCTGGCAATGATGGGCGTATTTGGGTTTGCAAAAGTAAACATATCAATTCTCCCTTAGTTGGGCGGGGCTGTTAAACCGCCGCCATTGCTAAATATGCGACATCATAAGCGTCTTCCTTAGACATCCCCGAAAACATAGCCGCTGATCCAGCTTCGGCAAATGCTTCAGCACGACTTTCGGCTTTTACTTCTGCATAATCTTCCTCAAGAGCTGCACGACACTTTGATAAAACCTCAGAGACATCTGAGCCACGAAACTCAGTAGCGTCTGACATAGCAAGCTCAACCGTAGCAACAACGCCTTCCCCAACAAAAATTGTCATGCAACCAATATCAAAAATTTCATCTTTATAAAGTGTCCATATTGGAACGCCCGCTTTAACTCTTTTTGCTATCAAATCCATTTGGTAATCTCCCTTTGGTTACTAGTGACTAATAACTATTTAATATTTATCACACTGTGTTACAAGGGGTATAGGCAAATTATTTTACAAATGTAAGGAAATCAAACAGATGGCCGGGATAAAAAACCAAATGTTAAGGCTGCGCAGTGACACAGTTGACAAATTGCGGGCTATGTTGGACGTGTCGCCGCATCGTTCTATGTCTAGCTTGGCCGATGAAATACTCGATGCCGGGTTGACCAAGATGATCCGCGACCAAGACAGCGGCAAGGCGGCAGAGACAATGCGCTCGCTGGCAAACCGCAATGGTTAACAGCCGTAACAAGGGAGCCAGCTTCGAGCGCGAGCTTGCCAAGCTGTTGTTTGAAGAGCTTGGCCTGACGTTCAAGCGCGACATAGAACAGTATCGTGCTGCTGATCACGGCGATCTGATCTGCGTTGAGATGCCTGACTTTCCCTTCAGCATTGAGGCAAAGCGGTATCGCGCAGGGTACGGCATCCAGCCCGCTTGGTGGGATCAGTGCTGCGCCAGTGCATTGGCGACACACAAGCTGCCATTGCTGGTTTACAAGTACGACCGCTTGCCTATTCGCTGGCGCTTCCCGGTTGCTGCTGTTGCTGGGATGGACAACTACCTGCCAGCGGGTGACATCCACGAGCAGTACGACTGGCGTTACGCAGTCGAGTGCGACCAGATGACGGCGATGATGATCATCAGGGAACACCTCGCTGATGCGTAAACAGTACGAAACCGCAGCCGACAGAGCAAAAGAGCAGGCACTAGCTGATGCCTTTGCTGCGCACGGTTACGATTTCTACAAGCTGCCAATCCAATACCGCCTCGACTTTGTGGTGTTCAAAGACAACAAGGCAAAGGCATTCATTGAGGTGAAGCACCGCAATGTGCGGCTGCTGCAATATGATACGGCTATGATTAGTCTGTCGAAGGTGATACAAGCGCGGCTGCTGACGCAGCACACCGGCTTGCCAGCCTATTTGCTGAATGTTTATAAGGATAATATCGCTCGGTTTGATTTTGCGGGCGATTACACATTGGGGAAGGGTGGCAGGAGCGACCGGGGCGATGCCCAAGACGCGGATATCTGCGCCTATTTCCCGATCCAAGCCGCACTGGTCGTGCGGTAGTTCTAAAGTTACAGGAGTTAAAAAATGGCTTTAGGTTTTACAGAGACTAGCAGTTCAGGCGGCGGGGATTTTCTGCCTATTATGAAATTCAGTGCAAAGGATGGCTCATTCGTGCGCCAAGACCGGCATCAGACATCCGAGGGGACTTGGGAAAAGAGCGAAACCGAAATGGATTTGCCCTTTAAGGTTGTAATGGATATGGATCAGATCGAGGTTGGCTTTATCGCCTTTACCCAGACTGGCCCAGACTTTCGCTTTGTGCAAGTGGGCGAGCCAATGCCGGTCAAGCCATCCGATGAGCATAAAGAGGGTTTCCGCATCAGGATGTACAACAAAGAGATCGGCCTGCGTGAAATGAGCAGCAGCAGCAAAATCGTGCGCAATCAGATGAATGATTTGCATGATGCCTACTTGTCTGGCAAGGCTGACAACCCCGGCAAGGTGCCAGTGGTTGAGATCACCGGCTCTGAT